CTGCATAAATTGGTCTATCTTGTAAATAAGCATTTTGCCATTCAATTTGATCTGTATCAGATAGTCTAGATACTAAAGGAATATCTTCTGCACAATTTTCAGCTAAGTCTTGTCTTGTTAATGGTTTATCACCTGAATCATAAGAAACTCCTAATTCCTCATTAAAGAACTTTTGTCTTGGATTAAAGTGATAGTTCTGAAGTACTTGATCCCAATCGCATCTAGGACTTATTAATTGTGGTATATGATACCCTTCATATGGATGTTTAATAGCTGGATTATTAAATACAGAAGGATTCATAGAAACCCAATGACATCTAGGATCTCTAGGATTAATAACCTTTCTACATGATTTAACTTCACAAGCTAAACCCTTTAATTCAATATTTTTATCATCAGTAATAACATTCCAATGTTGTCTAACCATTCCACTTTTAGATGAATATGTATGATTATCACATGGGATTGCCCACTCATTTTGAGTAGAAGCTTCACTCCAGTATTTTTCAATCGGGTTATCTAAAGATTTAGGAGTTCCTGTATACATAAATATACGAAACTGTCTAGAACCGGCAAAAGCTGTTTGTTCGATAACAGAAACATTATCTAGAATAATATCTTGAAATTCGTCGATTACTAAACAATCAACACCGGATACACCACGTACTCTATCTGCGGAAAGGAAAGCATATCTCATTGTTAACTTAGAGTGATTAACAAATTCTTGAAACAACATACTCTCCTGTAATTTAGAATTAAACCAAACTTTTAATATATCCGAAGTATCAATAGCTCCCTTAATTCTATCATTTCTAAATGTCTTTAATTGTACTTGAGTTGGACAAACATATAAAGCATGGAAACCGACGTTAATACAACAATAGGTAAGCATTCTATTTCCAGTAAATGTACTTTTTTCGCATTGTCTTCCTGTTTTCATTAAAATGCGCTTAGAAGTAGTATCATAGATAGGAATCCAATATTCTCTATCTTTAAAGGAGAATGGTTTAAAAGATTGACTATCTCCATCTTTATCAACTAATCGCATAGCAAATTGAACAAACTCAGAAGGACGCACTCCGATTACTTCTCTGAATTCTGGAATCTCTTCTAATACATTAATAAGTTCATCCTTATATGTACGTGTGTCCCATTCTTCTGGAATAGTAATTAAGTTGTCTTCAGTTGAATAAATATGTGAGGTATCGATAAGTTGTTTTTCTCGTGCTGTTCTTATGGGCATATCAAACTAAGTGTACTAGGTATAAAAAAAGATTGATAGCTAAAATAGTTAGTCTAGCTCTTCCTCCTCCTCTTTAGCCATTGCTGCTTCTACTAATGCATCTCTGTAATCCTCACATCCGTGTTTATATCCTAAACCATAAGATGCAGCACCTACTGCTACTACCGCAGAAGTTGCTGTTACATAAGGGATTACTCTAAAAAAACCTTCTTTAAATCTAGTCCATCTTGATTTTTGTTCCATGACAAAATATTTATATCAGTAAAACTTAAGATTTTTCAGTCCACTTTTTACCCATATATTTTTGTCTTAATTTCCTAATTGCCCACATGCCAACTTCTTCAGCAGGTAATAATTCTAGTATTCTTGGTGATTTCTTTAGCTCTAACCAAATGATGATTAACTTTCTTAAATGTTCTCGTGCTGCTGCATATAGATCTAATAACTTATAATCATTTCTTTTTTCTAAAACGCCTTGAACAACGAGAAGAAGTTTATGAAAAGGTTCCCATGGATGTTCTTCATTAGTAATTCGTTCTAATTGTAGTAAATCTTCTTCACGTAATCTTAATACAAATATAGCCCAATCTTCCTCCCAATTTGATTCCCATGTTTCGAAGTCTAATCTTTCAGCGGTTTTATACATGGATAAGATACTAAAATCAGGCATCTCTAATGGTTCGTAATATAGGTTTAATATTCTCTTAATTGTATCTAGATCAGCTTGTTGCTCTTTTATTTGTAGTTGTAATTTTAAGAAGAGAAGTTTATCTACAATCTGTAATGGGTTTTGAATTGCTTCCTTTAATTGTTCTAGTTCAGATTTAACTAAATAGATTCGTTTTTGCTTTACAACTTTTTTTAAATATCCTCTTTCTAAATATGTAAAAAGTGTTCTTTCTGTAACTCCTAATATCTTAGAAGCCTCGGTTCGAGTTATCAATTCTTCAGACATGAATTGATTATAAAACATTTGTACAATAATTTTCCATTTTCTTTGATGAATCCATATACTTGCTATTAGGATTTCTAAAATGATTGATCTTGTTAAATTAGCATCTAATTTTCATCAATATTTTGATGGACTATCTACAGATACCAATACTAAAATTGATAAATCTGTATTATCTACATTAGCTAAAACCGCGGCTAATGCTTTTATTGTTAATAATGTACCTCTTAATACAACAATTATGAAATTAGCTAAACAGGAAAATTTAAACACTGAACATTTAAAACGCATATCAGAAATGGCTAATCAAGAGGTATTTGAGAATCTATTTAATAACTCAAGTGATAAGAACGTTCATTTTGAACTAGCAGATCCTGATGCTATCATAGGAAAAACAGCATCTGTAAAAACAGCAGAACTTTATGATTTATCTAGCTATAAAACATCTCCTAAAACAAATCTTGAAAAAAGAAGTTCTAATGAAAATATCAATTGGAATATTAATGATCCAATTGTTAGCGAAATGTCTCATGCAAACCCTAAAAAAGATCTAAATATGGTTAATGAAAAATTAGAAGCAACTAAAGAAGCATTAATAACAGAAAAAATGGCTATGGCCTTTAATTTAGATAAAGCGTATGAAGTATTATATAGAAATGTGAGTGAAGAATTAGGAGATACGACATTTACAAAAATAGCGCAGGTTATATATACGACTACAACGGTGGATAATTCAATTAAGTTGTTAGAGAAACTTTCTTATGATTTAATGAAAAAGCAACGAGTATCAATTAATGAGGTGAATTCACCATTTAGTAAAACAGCTAATCTGTTTATAAATGAGAATCATCCTATTGTGAAGGCGACTAAGGAATATACTAAATTAGCTGAAGCGGTAGAGGTACTTGATTATGCTCTTCAAGATATTGAAGATAAACTATCTAAAGTTGCAAATATAAATGTACAATCAAGAAAGGGTAACTAACAATGATCGAGAAGCTTTTGAAGATTGCTTCAACTAATAATCCACAATTTGAATATATAAATAATGCTATGGGTCAACTTCAAAAAAGTCCATTTGCAGATGATATGAAACAACAACATAGAGAAATTCTTCAAGAAGCTGAAGATTCTCTACCAAAACTTGCCTATCAGTTAAAATTAAGTTTATCAGAATTAGATAATCTTCTTGACTATGAACTTCAAAAAACCGCTCAAACATCTGATTCTATTTTTGCAAGAAACTCTTTTGGCGGACATGCTGCAAGAGGCGGAGCAGCAGTTCTTGGTAATGCTCTAGGAGGAATGGCTACTTCAGTTATTAATGATCTTTATCATTCAGCTAAAGGTGCTATTTCTGAAAGTAGAAACTATAAAAATATGTTAAAAGAAAATCCTGATTTAAGTGAACTTAATCCAGAGAGAGTTAAATCACTCTTTAAATCATTTCACTCTTTGGGCGGTCCAGAACTATCAAGTGATCCTAATGTAGCAGGTGCATTTGTTAGATTTAATGCAATGCATGATAAGGGGATTGATCTTACTAACGTTAGAGATATGGTTGGTACTAGACATAATCTTGAGAAATCAAGAGATACTATTAGATCACAACAAGGTGTTCCTGGGCTTGATATTCTTAATAGTATAAAAGAACTTGAAAAGAATAAGATGAACAAAGATAATGAAGCCTATAAACGCACTCAAGGACCAACTCATGAACAAGCCGCAGATAGATATAAGTATGAACAAGAGGAGCGTGATAGAAATAGAAAAGACTGGTCATCTAGAGATGCAGAAGGTTCTAATAGATCTAGATTTAAACGTAATAGTGATCCATACTTACACGGATAATTAGAATGCATATCAAGTATATAGATATTCCTGGAATCTATAATAACAACATTTCCTGCCTACCCCTTAATCACGAAGGTTGGGAAAAAACTGCTGATGATAAAAGTTCTAAACTAGATTCCAATATTATTAACTTTGTTGAATCCGTTCGACCTAATGTCGATAAATTCATCTATATTCTATTAACAGCATTAGGAGCTGCTGAAGCTTGGGGTTGTAATTCAAATGCTGATATATTTTTTGAACAAGATCTAAAACCTGAAAGTCCAGCATTTGGACATAAGACCTTTTTAAACGCAGGTGTTTATACCCACCATAAAAATAAGGATAAGAGTAAGAGTTTAGGAGAAGTATGCGTTAGTGTATACAACCCAAAAATGCGCCGAGTTGAGCTTATAGAAAGAGTTGATCGATCTAAAGCAAAACAATTCAATGCTAGTGATATTTATGATCGCCTTAATGATGGTGAATACTTAGATGTATCTATGGGTTGTAAGGTTAAGTATGATGTATGTTCAATATGTGGTAATAAGGCAGCTACTAGAGCGCAATATTGTAATGATATGTTAACTAAACCAGGTAAGATGTTATCTGATGGTAGAGTGGTAGCTGTAATAAATCCAAGACCATATTTTTTTGATATATCTTTTGTAAACATTGGGGCGGCAAAAAATGCTAAAACAATGGGAAAGATTGAGGAAAAGAATGGAAATATATGTTTGGGTGATATATGTACGCCTGTTAGACATGAGAAGATAGCGAAAGTTATATCTGATTCTGATATTGGAGTTAAGAGAAAGTATGATGGAGAGAGTGGCAAAGATTATTTAATTAGTGCTATTCTTAGGGATTCTGCTATTCAGAGAGAGGCCAAAAAAGAACAATCTAATGAAGTATTAGAAGGTTTACGTGCCATTATTCATTCATCCAATCCTGAGAGAGAAAGAGTAATTGATGATGAATTAAACTTAGCGCTTTCTAGTATTAGAATGCCGAAATTAGCTGAAAAGGTTAAACGTGAGATTAAGTTTAAGGGTTTAACTGTTAAGGTTGAGTATAATAAGGGGGATATAAGAAGGGGTAAGGGTTGGAGTACAAAGATGGAATGTATGTATGGGTATGTACCAAAAACATCAGGAAATGATGGAGAGGCTATAGATGTTTACATTAATGATACTTTTGATAATGATCGAGTTTTTATCGTCAAACAGATAAAAGAAAATAAAACCTTTGATGAGGACAAAGTGATGTTAGGTTTTTCTTCAAAAGAAGAAGCTAAAAAGATGTATCTAAAACATATTCCTCAAAAACTTTTTGGTGCCATTATAGAAACTGACTTTGACACCTTTATTTCTAAATATCTTCCAGAATTTAAAAAAGAGGCACAAATTGTTCTTGCTTCTTCTACCAAAGTTGCACACAATTGTAATTGTGGTGGTAATTGTTGTACCACATCTTCATTAGATATAATGACTACTCTATTAGAAAAAACCTCAGCTAGTACAATAAAAGATATTGATTATTCAAATAATATACATACTTTAAAAAAAGCTTCTCAAAATAAGAGTGCAGATATTATAAAGAAGATACCAGCTTTAGTTCGTGGTATAACAAACGACACTAAAGAAACAATTCTAAGAGAAAATAAGTCATTTTCTCAAACCAACAAAAAATAAGGAGATTCTAGTGAGAACAGCAGTCGATGAATATTTAGCAAATCTTTACCCAGTGGACAATTCCTCTGTAACTAGTGCATTATATAAAATGGCAGAACAAGAAAATCTTAATTTAGATGATTTAACACCAGAACAATTAGAACAACTAGCTCAAGCACAAGAGCAAGCAATGACATCACAAGATGTTGAACCTGCTATTAAAGAAGCTCAAGCTAATCTAGAATTAGCAGATTATATGGGACGTATTATGGCTCATTCCTATCACCAAGAACTTAATTTAATTGAGAAACGCGCTGGCGCCACAATGGGTAGTTTCACCCATGCAACTCGTCCAGGTCAATCAAATTTACTTCCTGGCGCAAGCACAGCTAACAAAATAAAAGATGGTGCTAGTAGATACGCTGGTAAAGCACTTGATTTTATGAAGAAAAATAAAGGTGGCGCTGCTGCTGCTGCGGGTGCTGGTGCTGCGGGTGCTGCTGGTGGTTATGCTGCTGGGAAATCTGAGAAACAAGCATCTGCTTTTGACTCATTAGCTCGTCAGTATGCTATGCAGATTCTTCAGCAACAAGGTGCTGATACAACTCCATTTCAACAGTTGATTCAACAGCAAGATCAAGAAGATCAAATGATGGCTGCCCAACAAGAGCAAATGTCGCAACAAGCTCCTCAAGGTATGAGAGGCATGCCACAACAAAGTGCTGCTTCTCAAATGATGGGACAGCAAGCTCAAGCTCAAGGTCAGATGCAAGGCCAAGGGATGAACCAAAGACAAATGGGTCAACAAAGACAAATGGGTCAGCAAGCTCAACAAATGCCACAGCAGAATCAACAGATGATGGCTGCTCAGCAAGAGCTTGGAATGTCACAGGATCAAGTAAAGCAAGCTAATGCAATGGCTCAAGGTCAATTGAATGAAGCACTTGAAGCAGCCGCATGGCAGATGCTATCGGATGCTGGGTATCAGATTGATGAAGGCCAACAAGGTCAAATGCAACAAGGTGGTATGCCACAACAGCAAATGATGGGTCAACAGGGCCAACTTCAGTAATTATTTAGCTATTAGTGTTTAAGATTTTATAAAAAAGGAGAGAAATGTTAGAGCTAAAAGACATACTTTCTTCGGTAATTCGTAATAGCGAGCAACGTTTACAGCAAGAGAAGCTTGCACAAGACATGTCTAAACAGACAAATGAAAAACCTCGCATTGCTAAACAGATGAAGAAAGAAAAAACTGAAGAGGAAGTAATGGTTGGGGGCGATGACACAACTGAAAAGGTTGAGAAACTAGCCTACGCTGTTGAATATATTTTAGATAATTATTCAGATATTATGCCTCAAGGTCCCCTTTCTCGTGCATTATCCAAAATTGCAAATGAGCCAGGTAAAGGCGCTGGTAGCTTAAATGTTACTAAAGCTGGCAAACCAAAAGCTGATTATGCTAAGAAGGATAAAATGGCTGTAAATGAAGATCCATCTACACCTAAAGTTAAAACGGATGCACAGGGGAAAACCAAAGATACATTAGATAAAAAGCCCGGTGGTGGTTTATTAAGTACTGAGCCTTTTGTAAATAAGGCATCGGGAACTTCGAAAGAAGCTGCGTATTTAGCAGTACTTAGTAAGTTAGCTGGAGAAGATGTATTAAAGGCTCATATTAAGGCAGGCAATGCAGATTCTACAACGGTAAAACAATGGGATTCTACACAATCTGCTGGAACACCAACTGGACATGATCAGTCTGGTTATGGTAATGAGAATGAAAAATATATCATGACTAATCAAGGCGCTATGGATATGACCAAGCGTCAAGCCAAGATGGAATATAACCGTCGTGAAGTTGGTAGAGCATTCAATGAAGTAAATCCTTCTAAAGATACAACTTTAGATAGAGCATGGATTCATGGACGTGATACAGCTAAATTAGCAGGTATGGAAACAGCTAAAAAAATTGAAAGATTAGCTAAACAAGAAGAGCAAGAGGAATCGGCTGAAGAGCAGATTGCTCCTGGTATTCATCAGAAGCTAAAGAAAGTACAAGAGAAAGTAGCTGAAGCTATAGAACAAGGTTGTACTTGTGATGATGATGGTACTTGTGTCTATTGTAAGGGTAAACAAGCTGTTATGAAAAAGTTAGCAGCATTTAAACGTGCTGGTATTGAAGGTGCTCCTGCTCCTACTCCAGATGGTCAAGATCCGGGTGTAGCGGCACAAGCTGGTGGAACACCACCTCCAAGTGGTCCAAAGGTTCCTCCTCCGCCTGATTGTATATGTAGTGGTATGGGGACTTGCTTACCATGTAAGAAGGCTCAATTAGCAATGATTATGCAACAAGCTAAGGGTGGTCAAGCGGGACCAGGTGCTGAGGCAGGAATGGCTCCATCAGGAAATATGCCACAAGATCAGCCTATGTCTATGTAAGGAGAGATGAATGAATAAACTTTCAAGTACAGATGTAAAAAATATCTTAGCTGAGGTTCCACCGTTATTAAGAGAGCTTAATGATAAGAATGTAGCTTTACAGGAGAAGTTAGCTTTTTATGTAAAGAAGGAGCGAGTGGAGAAGATTGCTAATGAGATGCAGAATAAGAATTTGCATCCTGAGTTAACATATGAGGAAAAGGTAAACAAACTAATGCAGAAGGACAACTTAAATGTTGTAGAGGAAGCTATTGGTATGCAAGCGCCTCAAGTAGGTTTTGGATTATTAGATAAAGAAGCTGGTAATACAGTAGACGCACTTACGGCCTTTTATGAAGGGCTTTCAAATTAAAAAAAGAGGAGAAAAAAATTAAATGGCAGTTCCATACTTTGAATTACTCACCGGGGCAGAACTTCTAGAGAGAAGAGATTATCCAATTGGTGATGCAACTATATTAGATCCTATGACAGCTAACCCCCTTATCGAAGGTGAGTGGTTAGAACTTAATGCTAGTAGACAACTTGTAAGAGGTGCCGCTAATACAGAATCCAAGAATCCATACATGGGTCAATTCTGGGGTGAGCGCGGCCGTTATGATATTCGTGCTATTTCAAAAGTACCTATTCTATTATGGGGTAACTATGAGGCTTATACAAAAGTATTCCATAATCCAGGTGTAGCTGATGCTAATACACCACAAACACTTGGTGATCGTTTAGCTGTAATGGACGTTACTGTAGATGGCATTGGTCCAAAAAGAGGTCTTAAAGTACCTACTGCCAATGGTCATCACTGGATTGTAGCTTATTACTATGGTCCTGGTCGTACAACAGGCGAAATGCGTTATATGCGTAGAGAACCATATGATTTACTACTTCCATAATTTTAAAAACTAAGAGGAGAATAATAAAAAGAAATGTCTCAACCAATCGATACAGCAGCTCTAAATTCACAATTTTTGAGCTTATTAGATACCCCAGACGGTTTAAGTAAAGTAGCAGCAGCTTCCGGTAGATATATTCGTGACCGCCTCCGTGAAGATTGCGTGGTAGATAAAATTCTTCCACCTGAACCCGTTACCCCAAGTGATTGCCAAGTATCTGAAAGTCACGATACTTTAGTACGTCTAGTCCACGTAGAACCACAATCACGCGCAATGTCAATTACATTCCGTGGTCAACCAACTGCTCGTTATGTCAGAGCACCTAGAGTCGCAATTCCCTTCTATACCATCTCTTCAGAGAAGCTAGAGAAGACCGAACAAGAACTTATGGCTTACGGCGATATGCCAGTTACTAAGATTCTAGAAGAAAATATGGTCAAAGATATGCAAGAAATTAAAGACCGCACTACCCTTCAACACTTTGAATCCGCTGTACAAGCTACTCAACGTGAAGCCAACGGTGGCGTCTTTACTAGACTTAATGTAACCAACAACCCAAACGTTCGTAAAGTATCCATCATCAAAGGTAGAAATACCCTCCTCGCCGGTGTTAATGATGGTACAGTTTATGCGGCATTAAGACCTGACTTTATTAACCTATTTAACCTATTAGATAGAAATAGATTAAAATCAGATCTTATGGTTATGACAGAACCAGATTATAACAATGTTCTTTCATGGACTCTTCAAGATCTAGGTGATAAGGTTGCATCAGAAACCGTTGTAGACGGTTGGACCTATAACACAATTCTTGGTAAGAAATTTATTCGTACTATTAAGACAGACATCTTCCGTGAAGGAAATGTTTGGTTATTCACTAAGCCAGATTTCTTTGGCCGTTCTTATATCTTAAATAACACCAAGTTCTATATTGATAAGATTGCTAACCTTATTCTATGGCAATCATGGATGGATGTAGGCGTTGGTATTGTTAATATCGCAGCAGTACGTAAACTCGAACTATACGGTCTCTCTGTAACCCCAACACAGACAGACGTAGGTTTCGAAACCAAACTACCTGTGAATGAAGAAGATCTAGGCGCACTCAACAACCGTGTTGACGCTGGTGTCTTTTATCCAACAGTTCACCAATTCTAATTATTTTTATATCCAAAACTAAAGGTCGAAAGCTAATCCCTTTCGGCCTTTTTTATTTTCTAATAGCTAAGAGAAAAGCCCATACCCGCCCTTTTACTTCATTATGAAAGGCGTGCTCGCGTCCTCAGAAGCTGCCTCCGTGTTATTTTGCCTTCGATGGCTTGCTCCTCCTTATTCTTCTTCATTTGAATCTTGAGCTTGTCTCGTAAATCCTCAACCATCGCATCATAGTGAGATGCAAACGAAATATATTCTGCCTCTCCTTTTCCCGAAACTAACCCCAATACCACTCCAATCTCCAATAGCAGCTCCATGGGAATTGATTGAACTACAATGATTCTTGTGTTTTCCTCCCCCTCCTCCGCACACACAAAAACTGTATCAGTTTGAGACTGAGCAAATTGCCCCAGAAAGTCTCGTGAACATACAAAGACTGGAGTCAATTTCATATATCCCGCTAATTGTTTTATTCGCTCAATAAATCCTAAAGTATCCTCCCCTAAGTAATGTCCATACTTCGTTGCCCAGGGAGTCAAGTCGTAACATGATGGATCATGCAACACATGATCCGGATAGAAATCGACTCGGGCTTCACAGCCAGGTCCTTTGAAAGAAAGACTGTCTACACCACAGTAGACAACAAGAATCTTACTTGATACGCGCATGTGCTCCTCCTAGTTACATATTTCTTATACCATTTATTTCTATAATTTAAAAAATCCCCCACCATACCCACTATCTTTTTTTGGCCTATCTCAAAAGTTTTGTTGTTGATCTTTGAGTAGGCAACATCACTGAAGATGGTTCATTCGTCGTCATACCTAATAATTTCTCTACTTCGTGAGTGGGTTGGTCCTTCTCAATCCTAGTAAAAATAGATTCAACATCCTTATCACTACATACTTTGGGGAACTTATTCTCATAAACAAAAACCATCGCATTTTCCTTTTTAGCAAATATCTTTACATCCAGAATTTTGGCCTTTCTTTTAAAGGCCGCTGATAGATATTCTCCGGGCTGAATCAAAATTACTTGCTTTACACAATTGAGTAATATATCTTCATTAATTCCCCAAGGAGCCCTTTCACCACCCCGAGAAATTACATAACTACCTACTACAGTAATGGGTTTGTCATCCTTTATAGTTTTTCCTGCCTCCCCCTCTACTACCCACGGTCCATAGTTTGGTTCTGCCATATTATTATTTCGGAACAAATCTCGGTAAAACTTATACTTAGACAACTTCAAATCAACCGACTTAATGCCTAATGCCCTTCCGAGTATTCCAGTACCAGCACATATTTCTAATCCAGGAAATTCCATAATAGAGGCAATAGCATCAATCAATTCCTGTGTAGGGTATATCCAATACCCCATAGAAACTGCCCAATGAGCAAGTTCCGATTGAGTAAATTGTTCATATACTTCTTCAGGCAAAATTTGCAGATACCCATCCTCTCCTAATAAAATCTGATCCATTTCATAAATCCGATCTTCAGAGACCGGATGATAATGAATGAATCTAGTAGTTTTAAGGTTATATCCATAAACCTTTCCTACCGCATCATTCACGGCATTTACAAGTTTTTGCCTACCTCTTTCTTCCTTATTTCTCTGCTTATCTTTGATATTTCTGTGTGCCATATGTGTTTGATACCTCCATAATAGTTATACCTAAAAGTAGACACCTTTATTAAAATTTGCTACCTTGATCTTGGAGTAATTAAATGTACTTAATTTCAAATATAATTAATACTAGAGGCAAAGGTAGCCTTTATAACAATCCCAATGGTACAGCACCATTAACAAGTATACATGGGTTTGAACCCTGGATAGCAGGTTTTCAGTTAAAACTAGATGAAACTAGAACATTAACAAATGAGCAATATGAAACTAATAAGGCATTAATTTCTGATTTAACTGAGAATGGAGTTGTTGAGGTACAATATATAAAGGATGATGAACAGATTACAAAAGCGCCTGTAGTTAAGGAGAAGGAAGTAGTTTATACTTTAGACATAAGTGAACCGGTAGTTAAAGAAGAGGGAAAGAAGAAAAAAAATGCAAGCCATTAATGTAACAAATTTGACCGATTATCCAGATAAAGAAACTATGATTTTAGATATTTATAATGGTTCATTAGCCCCAGGCGAAACTGCTGGAATCGCTTTTGATTTAATTGATGAAAAGATGTTAGAACTTTTTAAACATGGTTTTATTGCTATTGGGGAACTTCCTGTATATTACAGACAGTGGAAATATCCGGCTCAATTAACTCAAGCTGATTTAATTCAACAAGAGCGAGAATTAGAAAAACTAAAAGAAGAAGAACTAGCTAATCAACTAGCTGAAGAAGCATTAAATAAAAAGAAGACAAAGAAGAAAGAAGAATAACATATGACTGAAATTAGTGCTCCTAATCCACCAGGAACACAAGCAGTTACTATTGTTCAATTCATTAAAAAGATTCGTAGATTTATGCGTGATAATCCGTATTTAAATAGATTAACAGCAGGACATGAATCTTCTGATGAGGATATAGTAGATGCTATAGAAGATGCGATTGATGATTTTAATAATACACCGCCATTCATAGCTAGATACAATTTAGCTAATCCTCCTCCACTTTATATACTAAAAAGAGGTGTGGTATTATGTTTATTAGAATCTGTAGGTCTATTAAATACTAGAAATAGTATTCAATTTTCCGATGGTGGAATTAGTGTTAATACAAATAAAACACCAGAAATACAAGCATGGTTACAATTGTTTTCCAATAAGTATGAGCAAAAAAAGAGAGAATGGAAAACTGCTGTAAATATCGAAAGCGCATTTGGCGTAGCAAGTATCTCAAGTGAATACACACTTGTAAATACCCAAGCACTAATCGACTCCTTCTAACTCCTTCAATTGAACAAATAGACATGACGGAAACTTTAAGTTTTGAACATTAACGCTATGTTCTCCAATACAAACCTTTAACGTCTCAAGTTGACATTTCCTTTCCTCAATTTGCTTCAGGATTTGGTTTATCCGTTCCTCTTCCATCACGTTTTCTCTCCTTTTTTGTTTCTACTAAATATTCCCTATATCTTCTTTTTAATGGTTCTTTTAACATTTTTAATGCTTGCCTAGCATTCCTCCTATCTCTCCTTGTTGTCCTTTTCTTGGCCATCTTTCTTTCTAATCTATTTTGCCGTTTAGCCAATTGACAAAATCTACACATATCAGTACCCGGACAACCAATCGTCACACCAGGTTTAAGCTCATGTTCCACCATTTTAAAAAGATTCAAGTATATAAAATTCATTCCTCCTCCTTTTAATTTTTATACCATTTTTAATATCTAAATTACAAGGCATGGGGGTTTGTTTTTTTGGAGTGGTGGGTTAGCTGGCAGGCTTTGGCTGGCAGGTGAAATAGCCATTCATAATCTGTGCCTTCTTCTCCTCCCCCTCCTCCACCGTCCAGTTGGACTGGACTTGGGTAATTGTCAATGTTTGGACTTCACACTTGGTCTTGTCTCCCAACCACTCCCCAACCACCTCCTGTCGATCTTGTGAAGAAACTCCACGAGTCATGACTCTGAAGAACTGCTGGGAGTATCCAGGATACTGGACGATGTTGTTGAGTGAGCTTGGGATTACTCCCCCCGATGCGCACCCGCTAATACATGCTGCGATCACGAGCAACCACTTCTTCATCTAGTTCTCCTTTAACCAGGCGGATATAGTCCGCCAACCATGAAACCTTGATGCATGGAAATGTAAACTATGCCCAGCATCTGGCTGGACATATGCTGTTACATTTGGAAACCTTTTCTTGTTCTCCTCCAATAGCATTGGGGATACAAGCCTACTATCAGCACCGGTTAACAATAGAGTAGGAACAGGAATCGAGTGGATTATGGGAGTATCTAGAAAGCTGAATAGAATTAAAACTCTGGCAAGACTACCAGATCTTACTCGTTTTATTTCGTATTCATTTATAAAATCTTCGACTTTAGGACCATAATTTAGTTCTCTGTACACATCTATATTATACCAAAAATGCTTCTCCTGTTTCAGAAGAGCTTCTATTTTACCGCGTACGGCGAGAGTATTTGGTATTAAACTTCCACCACTTATAATTAGATTGTCACAAGAATTAGGAACTTGTTGAACAAAATAAGCAAGCTCTAACCCACCAACACCATGTCCATAGCAAGATACTTTCTTGTACCTTGTTTTCAAAAACGCAATAATCTTACTGTATCTTTCCGCCTGCTTATCTATTGTTACCTCTTTTAGGTCTTTCCACGCTATCTTATAATTGTCTAAGACAGCTATATCAATGACATCATCTTGAATCCATCTAGGATAAGAATAGTTTACTAAGCCTGTAGTAAAGTAACCTCCACTATCGTCAGCAATGTCCCCAACTAGTAGTTGAATACTTTCAGCATTTGGTACTTTTGTAAGTTTCAATTCAAAATCCTCTATTTGAACATATTCATAGGGCCTGAATACCATCGGAGTCGTGATCTCTTCGGTGGGTCCGCAGTTTACGAGAAGAAGAAGAAGGGTGATGAAGAGTATGTGCATGGTTTTCTCCTTAGGGTATTTATACCTTTTTTAGTATAAATATTTACGTGCCCATTTTTTGTTGTGTACAGTAATCTTAATTAAGAAAGTTTTAATATGGTAAAGGCACGAACATTTCATAGTCCTGATGATTTATGTAATTTCATAAACACAGTTGCTGGAATAACAAATATTATTTCTATATACTTTGATGCAGCTAGCGGTCATCATATTCTTATCTATAAGGGGTAATCTTACATGTCAAACTTACAGCAATTTCAACAAGATCTCTTTGATTATAAGGCTCCAGATTTTATCGATGGCGCTTCTCTTTATCTTGAACTGACAAATGAAAAAAAAGCCAATGCTCTTTTAAACTTTGTTAGTGAGAATCCATATTTAGTTACTGGCGGCGCCGGTGCAGTAGCTGGTGGATTATATGGGGGATTAAGAACTCCAAATACATATAAAAATCCAGAACGTAATGAATCTAGATTAGGTAATGTTGCAAGAGGTGCATTAGTAGGAGGGGCAGCTAGCGCTGCAACTTTTGGTCCTATAGCTGATATGGTAGCAAATACAATGAGATATAGTAATGCAGCTAAACACCATGCTAAAGGTATTGAGGATGTTAATATTCGTTTAAACAATATGCGCGACAAAATTAAAAATGTCCAACATATGAGTAATGAAGTATCTATTCCAACTGGTGATAAATCAACTCTATTAGTTCGACCAGATCAAGTAAAACCAACTGTTAATGCTAATAGACAACTATCTGGAGAAATGGCAAAAGCTGTTAAGCCAAAAGTTCATAAACCAGATTTTAGTGCTTATTTAAATAAAAAGGCTAATGCTTTACAAGTCATTAAAAAAACTCCAAGTGTAGGAAGCAAGGTTAAAGATTTTGGAAAACATGTTGGTACATTAGGCGCTATGGGAGCGGGTATAGGAGCTATTAGATCTACAGCTAAACATGAGGGAGAGAGTACTGGACAAAGACTTAAAAGAATGGGTGGAGAAATTGTAGATGGTGGTATAAATGGCGCTATGACAGGTGCTGGACTATATGCAATAAATAAGTTTAAAAAAACGGCTGCTATTGATTTAGATGCATTAGGGAATTCTGCTGTAAATGTTGGACAAGATTTTGTAAATAATTTCGCAAAACCTCAGTTATCTAAATTTAGAAACTGGGCTGGTCCTAAAGCTGCCGACGCAGGACATGCAGTAGCTAAACATGTAGTTACAAATCCAAGAGCTGCTGGAGCTATATTAGGTAGTACAGTAGGAGCAGGAGCAGAATCTCAATTAACATCTTCTCCAACTGGTGGTGTAGGTGGTGCATTATTAGGTGGTTTAGCCGGATATGCATCTGGACCTAAATTGTTAAGTATGGCTACAAGTGTTCCTCCAATTGCTGGAGAAACAGTTAAAAGAACGTTAGAACAAGCAGCAACTAAAGTAGCAAATATGGGTATGTTAACGAAAGGGTTACAGGCAGCAGGTGGAGCTTTAGCTAAATCTCCAAGAATAGCTGGCGCAGTTGGTGGAGGTTTATTAGGAGGCACTGCTAATACATTAGCTGGTGGTGACTTTTCTACAGGCGCAGCTATGGGAGCTGCTGGTGGAGCAATAGGAGGTAAACGTCTTTTAGGAGCTGTATCTAATAAAGCTACACCGTTATTAGGACGTAATGTTCAACAAGGTGCAGTTAATCAATTAAAAGCTACAAGAACAGCGGCTACTGCTGCTAAAAATCCAGCAGCAATGGCTACAACAAATCCAGCGGCATCAAGTAGATTATCTCCTGCTGCTGCTACATCTCCTATATCTTCTGGTGCGCCTCCAGTAGCACAAAAACCTGGAACAGCACCTGTAGCACAAGCTAATCCTTATTTTGGTCAAGTTAAAGATGCACCTATGATGAGTACTAATAATACTTATTCTGCCGTTTCATCAATGCCAACTACATCACCATATATGGGATCTGCTGGAATTCATCATGTGCCTCAACCAACAGCTTCACATTCTTTTAACGCGCCAACGGGTATTAGTCCTGAGGCAGCTAATGTTAGAAGTACTAATGCTGCTATGAACGTATATGATAGTGCTGTTAGAAATCCATCTCCGCGTGTTCCTATTAATAGGGGTGCTGCTCCACAAGCTGAAGTAAGACCTGGACAACAATATAAATTCCAAGGCATTCCAAGTGATATAGCTGAAAGCTTAGGAAAGATGAGAATTTAATATGCTAGATATATCTAAATTCTATGCAAGATCATTTGATTTAGATCATGTTAACGTTTTTTGGGAAATCGAAGAAGTTATCGCTTCTGATGATGTTATCGCCTTTAACTTCTATTTATATAAATCAGAATCACCAGGTGGCCCCTGGAATAATCCTATTGTAGGTCCTTTTTCTAATAAATATTTCTTTCAAGATACAACGAATAGAACGTTACATAAGGATAGGAAGATTTATTACCTATTAAAGGTAGAAGATAAGAGAACAAATGAAACAAAAACATTTGGACCAACTAGTCAGATACCTGAACCAGACTTAATGGCATTAGAGTTTACTAGACAGGAAGATATGTTATTACGTCAATTTATTGGACGTAAATGTATTCTCTTTCCAGTTAAAACAGTGGGTGCTCCTTGTATTTGTGTAAGTAATGTATCTAAAAGATCTATCGTGTCTAATTGTGAGACATGTTATGGTACAGGAAAACTAGGTGGTTATTTAAGTCCTATTGAATGTTTTGTACAGATTGATCCGCATCCAAAAAGTGTGCAGATGACTCAAAACATTACACAAAATGTTAATATGACAAGTGCTAGATTAATTAATTATCCGCCGGTTAAACCGAGGGATATATTGGTTGAAAATGAAAATAGGAGATGGATGGTGCATACGGTTAGATTAACTGAAAGATTAAGGAGTCCGGTGCATCAGGAGTTAGAGATTAAGGAAGTATTAAAATCTGATATTACGTATAAATTGCCATTAAATCTTGATATTATGAAAACAGAAGGAGTGGTAGAGGAGAGAAACTTTACTAATCCACAGACCATAAGGAATGACACAAATGAGACATATACAGACAAACCTAGAGGCGTTTTATAAAACTGCATCTCCAACCTTTAATACAAATATGTATCTTTCTTTTGTTGATGAACTATCAAAATTAGCTGAACAGAAGGAAAAAAAACACGCCCCATCTTGGTTGAAAAAATCTGTTAATTTTGCTGGACTTGCAATTGGTGCCGGCTTAGGCGCTGCTACAGGTGATTTAGTTGCTGATAAATTAACTAAAACTACTAATCCAACAATTAGAGCCGCTGCTAAGGCAACTGGAGCTGGATTAAGTGCAGCAGTTGCTGCAACTGTTTTACCGAAACTTAAAGATAGGGTTTCTGAACTACTACGAGGTGAATAATGGCTTCTGATAAGATAATGACTCAAACTCCTCCTGATGCAGAAAGAGTTAGAGATCCTTTATATTATTACACCTTACTTTTTTTAGCATTTATTCAGGGATTGTTTAAAAATAGACCAGAAGGTAGTTTTAAATATTCAGAAGATGAAGAATTAACAGAAATAGTTATAGCAGATCAAATAACTAATACAAAAGAAACGGTGCCAAGAATAATTACAGCAAGAGGTCCAGCACAAATTATTCCAATCGCCTTAGATGATATGGTTACTAAAAGATCAAGAATTGATGAAAGAAAAAGAACTGTTCTTATCTCTATACCAATGACCTTTAACTGTATTGCCAAAATTGGTGTTGAAGCACAAGAAATTACCTTCTTCTTAGCACATAATATATGGGCGCATCGAGTATTACTACAAAAGTGGGGGATACATAGAATAGATAAGGGATTTTCAATGTCTCCGGAGACACCAACAGGTGCAGTATTTGCGCCTGAGGTAGTACCAGAGGGTGTTATGTTATCATTAGTAGTACCATTTATAATTAGATGGACATCTACAATGATTCCAAACAATAATCCAAAACTTAGAGAAATTGATACATACATAAGAGAAAAAATTGGAACTCCACAAGATAGATTAGTTAAGCCACATAACGATGATATTTCTAAAGCAGTTCTTACTGATCCCTCATTAATAAAAATAATAGCTAAAGAATAATTCCTCCCTGTTCCCCTTCTAACAAACTACTAGAAGGGGCGGGAGGAAAGCCCTACAACTGGGAGAGAAGATCTATGAGATCCTTCTCCTTCATCAACGCTTTTTCGATTAAGGACTTTCTTATTTCCTGCATAACATGCAGATTAATATCAAAATCTGGACCTAGGAGTTTGAGAATCTCAATAACAGTGGTAACTCCCAATTTAGTGTTCATAGTCTCAAACGCTACCACAGTATAAAACTTCGTAAGATTGTTATCGGACTGCTCATCGACCACCTTCTCAGAAACCTCAGTAGCCGCCGGTTGGGTTGGAGGAGTCAAAGAAGCAGTTGCAGACATCTCCTCCCTGATTTCTTCGATTTTCTTCGCCCATAATTCCGATATTTGCGGGAATAACGCCCGCCAACTCTTCGGCATTGGCTCTAACTCAGCTTCTACCTTGCTCACTAATGCCGCAGACGGATAGGGGTTTATTTCCTTATTAATTCCCAATAATAGCTTTGCAAACACCTTTAATGTACAGTAGGTGTCATCTGTATTTCGAAGCGATCTCCGAAAACGGAATAATTCCTTATGACCTGCTAATCCAAGTCGAATATCTTCTGCTACTTCAGTTGCGGTTAGTTCCCAATCCTTGGGAATCGGTTTATCCGCTGCCTCACAGAAGGTCAAGAATGACTTTCTGTATGGTGCTGGATTTAGTGTGGGGTGAAGGACTTTCATCTTTTCACAGAATCTATCCAGGCTATAGGTTCGCCGGGGCCCGTTTCCTAACTTATAGGTTAGGGATTCTCGAAGAGCTTTTAGTTCCTTGCCAGTCATGTGGGTTCTCCTTTAAGAGCTGAATATAATGCTCTTAAAATAGTTATACCAAATAAAAAGAAAAAATGTTTTCCGTTATATGGAGTTTACTACAATAATAGATTTCAGAATGATCCTACCGATTTCTTGGGAGAAATAAATGGCTACCAACGAGAAAAAACAACCTGGGGTTGAAGTAACCCAGAAGCAAAAAACTAATTCAAATAATATATTTAATCCTTCATTAGTGCCATTTGTTTGTGGCCCTGCTAAAGAAATTATCAAAGCTTTTGATGAATCCGGCAGCTTAAACCCAAATGCATTACAAGGTACTTATACACAACTTCCAAAAACAATATCACAAACCTCTTTCCCATCACCTAGAGGTAATATTAAAGAAGTAAGCGTAGAAAAAGATACCATTAGACCCTTTATTAACTTTTCAGGTAATATTAAAGAACTACCTAGAGATCCCGGTGAAAGCTTTTTATTAGCTTATAATAAATCCACCAGAGCGTGTTTTAGATCTGATGTACAACCAAATAATGGTTGGGACCTTAATCCAAACACCGGTGCAAAAATATTAAGCTTTGTTATTGATCAACCTATTAGAAATAATAATACAGCAGATAAGGCTGTTACTTTTACTTCAACAAATAATGCATTACTTACTACACAACAAGTTTGTGATCAAATTAATGCAGTTTGGGGTAAAGAAATTGCAGTATCTGTAACATTAAGTGGAGAATCACTTCCTAGAGTACAAATCACTTCTACTAAATATGGTGCTCTTTCATCTGTTACTATTAGAGCGGGTGGAACAGCCAATGCTGTTTTAGGATTTTCCACATCAGAAGAGCGTATTGAAGGATCTGGTTTTAGAGGTCAAGATCAAAACGATGCTACAACTCAAACACCTTACATTGAATACTATAGAGGTCAATATTATTTAAACGCAGTAGCTGCTGCATTTCCAGGTGGTGGAACTGGAAAGAAATATGGCCTATTAGATGAAAATAATAAGTTCATCAATGATAAGGATAAAGAAGTAATATTTAGTGCAAATGGACTTGATATAAAGGTTGGAGATGAGATTTATGCTGATGGTATTAAGGTAAAAAATGGTTATGTAATGAAGGTTGATGATAGTCGTATTAAGATGGGAACACTTAATACAACATTAACTACCTACGATGCTAATGGAAAAATTGTAAGTCCTGTTTATGATGTTGCTAAAGTAACTACCATATATGATCCAGTGCCGTTCGCGCCTCGATATGTTTGGTTTATGGCTAAGAATTTAACCTATCCAAGTAACAATGCAGTAGCTGCTGTATTAACTGGATCAAACTCTGGTGCGGCTGCTGAATCTGCAACTGTTACAGGTAGTGCAAACGTAACCGATTTTGGTGTATCTGGATTAACATTAAAATATACATTAACCATTGATAATGTAGAACAACCAGAAACAACTATTACCTTTACTGGAACCTTTGCAGATTTAAATGCAATTAGAGATTATATTAATGGATTAGATTCTAATATTTTAGCATCTAATAGTGGTGGCTCTTTAAGAATTAGAACAGTTAAGACAGGACAAACACAGAAGATAAAAATTGGTTTAGGTACAGCTAATACTAAACTATTCCTAACTACTAGCGAAAATACAACCTTCGTTGGTAAGGATGTTGAGTTTACTGCCCAACCAGCCACGTTAATTCAAGCCACTAACCAAACATTTAACCTAGATATTTTAAATGGTGAAAAGATTACCTTAGAAGTTTCTAACGATAATTTTAGTACAGTTACAGCCATTTCATATACATGGCCTGCTAATACTACATATAACAACATTACTGATCTCCTAACAGCATTAAATACTAATGTTATTGGAACTGCTCCTAATAATGTTGTATGGTCTAATACTAGTGGAAAGTTAACTGTAAAAACTGTTACACATAAAGGTAAGTTAGCTGGAGTTAGAGTTAAGAGTGTTCTTAATGATAATACTGCATTAGGCGCTGGTAAGATATTACTTGCGATTGATGCAACAGCTAATGGTATTAATGGTTTACAGGGTGAAACATTTAAGTTTAAGTTAAATGATAGAACAAAGATATATAACATTGTGTTTTTAACTAATTCATTAATTGATGCGATAACAGAGATTAATAATGCTGTAGGAATTACAACAGCATCTGTAAATACGGGTTCAGTAGATAAATTAGTATTAACATCGGCCTTAAAGGGAAAGGCATCGAAGGTAGAGGTATTAAGTGATTCTGTATCATTGCAGACGGTATTGGCATTAGGGTTTGTATCTCCTAATGATGTTGCATTAGGTAGTGGTAGACCTAATCCGGACTTTTATTTGGATGTAGCTGGTAATGTTGTACTTGGCGCTGAAATGTTAAGACATCCTATTACTGGATACCCATATGATCCCGCTTCCGCGCAAATCTATATTCAATATAGAGGTCTTAGAAAAGATGTATCTCCTGTTGCAAAAAATCCAGATCTTTTAAGAATTGGTGATATTGATACATTAACAGCAGTTCTATCCCCTATTACAGAAGAAAACCCATTAGCATTAGCTATGTATTTTCAACTATTAAATGCGCCAAATAGAGTATGTACAGGATTAGGTGTTGACGAGATTTCTGCAACTGAACCAGAAGGAACAATTGCGGCATATCAAAGAGTTGCTGATTTTATTCAAGCACAAGAAATCTATACAATAGCTCCACTTACTCAAAATGAAGCAGTACATTCCATTTTCAGAACACATGTTGATGATATGTCATTACCTGAAAAGAAGAGTGAAAGAGTTGTATTTATTAATCCAAAAATACCTGTTAGAAAGGTAGATACAACAATTGCTACAGGTTTAGCAGCAAATACTATTTTAAATCAATCAAATATTATTACAATTGATGTAAACCCTGTTGTTGCATTACAAACAAATGGAATTAATGCGGCACTACCAATTGATTATAGTTCTCAACTATTTGTTGTAGTAACTGTAAATAATGCGGTAAGACGTTATTCTGTATCATTAGTAAATGGTGTAGTAATAAGTCTTCGTACATCATTTGGAGCAGGTCAGAATACTGATGGATTTTATTCTACAACAGCATTAACAGAAACAGTTGCTAACTCTACATGGGGTATGTATATCCGTGGTGTTGAACTATTAATACCTGGAAGTACACTACCTGATAAAACTGCAATTGCATCCACAGTGAATGATAAGTCCGCTGCTTATTTAGATAGACGTGTTCGTTATGTTTTCCCAGAAACAGTACAAGCACCAATTGGTGGAATTACTAAAAATATTCCAGCTTATTATGCTGCTGCTGCTTATACAGGCGTTATTGCATATCAAACACCACAACAAGGTTTAACTAACTTTAAGATCAATGGATTTACTGGTGCGTTAAATACTCGTGGTTATTTCAATAGGAAACAACTTGATATAATTGCTGGTGGTGGTACTTGGATATTAATAAATGATAATGATGGTTTACCGATATATGCAAGACAACAACTAACAACTGATGTAAGAACAGTTGAATCGCAAGAGCAATCGATTGTGACTATAGTGGATCATGCGGCTAAATTAATAAGATCTTTATTAAGACAATTTATTGGAACTAATAATGTAAGTGCAGAGGTAATGGATTCAATAGGAACCCTATTGGATGGAATTAGAAAGTTTTTAGTAGAGGATTTAAGGTCATTGGTTGATATGCGCGTTAATAGTATCGAGCAGGATAGTTTGCATCCAGATACTGTAAAAATTGATATTCAAGTGAAAGTACCATATCCACTTAACTATATTAATGTGACAATTTGGATCTAAGGATTACATAAAATGGCATACAAAGATTTCATTAAAGATATTTCCCCTAGTTATTCTTTCGATAGAGCCCTCCAAGGCGATGGCACTGATATTAAACTTAAAGACCTTATTAACCAATTAAAACTCGCCTTTGATGCAGTACAATCTACTATGGAAGCTGGTAGTGTAGCTGATGGAGCTATAACTAGTTCGAAATTAGCAAATGGAGCAGTAACACCTGGAAAAATTGGAACAGGTGGTGTATCAAACTCGTCACAACTTGCTGCAAATGTAATAACAGCAAATGCTATTGCAGCGGATGCTGTTGTAACTGCGAAGGTGGTTGATGGAGCTATCACTACACCGAAGCTTAAAATGTTTGTATCTACTAACATTACTGGGGATGGAAATCCAATTAGCACAGCACATGGATTAGGTGTAGTACCAGCAACTATTCTATTTAACATAGTTACAATTCCAGCTAACTTTGATTTAGCAGGTACTGCTATTACAATTTCTCCTGGTACACATACAACAACTAATGTTGTTGCTACTGCACCAGTTGGTATTATTTATAAAATACTCGCAATCGCATAATAATAAAGGAACTTTAATACAATGGCATACAGAGATTTAATCAAACCCCTTACCCCAACAGTTAACGACAGAGCCCATTTAGGCGATGAAGTAGATATTAAAATTAATGACTTAAGAGCAGATGCTATAAAACTAGCTGATCAACTAGATGTCGATATTCCAGGTATTGTCGCCGGTGCCGTTCCAAACGGTAGTATTACTACCGCTAAACTAGCCGATAACGCCGTCACAACCGCTAAGGTTACTGACGCCAATATCACTACTGCTAAACTAGCCGATAATGCAGTTACTACAGTTAAAATTACAGACGCTAATGTAACTACTGCAAAGATTGCCGATGCAGCTATTACAACAGCAAAAATTAATGACGCAGCAGTAACTGGAGCTAAAATTGCCAACGGTGCAATCGTTGCTGCCCATTTAAGTAACGTTGCTGGCATCGCTACAGGTCAAATAGCAGATGGTGCTATTACCACTGCTAAACTAGCTGATACAGCAGTTACAACGGCCAAAATCACAGATGCAAACATTACAACAGCTAAACTTGCCGATGCAGCAGTAACTACAGCTAAGGTAAATGATGCAGCCATTACTACAGCTAAATTAAATGATTCTAGTGTAACTACCGGAAAATTAGCAGATGGAGCAGTTACTACAATCAAGTTGGCTGATGATGCAGTAGCTACTGCAAAAATTATAGATGCAAACGTTACAACAGCTAAATTAGCTGCTAATGCTGTTACAACTGCAAAAGTAACGGATGCAAATATTACATCTGCCAAACTTGCGGATGGTGCTGCTACAACAGCAAAAATTGCAGATGCAAATGTGACCACAGCAAAATTAGCAGATGGTGCTGTAACAACTGCTAAGTTAGTTGATTCGGCTGTAACAACTAATAAGTTAAATGATACGGCTGTAACAGCAGCAAAGATGGCAGCTAACTCAGTAGCTACAGCATCTATAGTGGATGCGAATGTTACTACTGGTAAATTAGATGATAATGCGGTAACAGCAGCAAAAATGGCAAACGCAACAATTACAACAACACAAATTGCTGCGAATGCAGGTATCGTAGGTACACAACTAGCAAATGGAACAATTGGTTCTGGTAACATGGCAGCAGATTCTGTTGCAACCGCTTCTATTATTAACTTAAATGTAACAACTGGTAAGTTAGCTGATGGAGCTGTAGCTACAGCTAAATTAGCGGATGGAGCGGTAACTAAAGCAAAGAGTAAGATATTTATATCAAATGAGATTACAGCAAATGGTAATGCTCAGAGTACAGCACACGGATTGGGTGCGGTACCGACTAATGTATTTGTATCATGTACGGAGTTATCGGCAGGAAGTGCATTTGATGTAGCTGAAGGTAACCATGATGGTACTAATGTTATTGTTACAGTAACAAACGGACAGAAGTACAAGATTTTTGCTATTGTGTAATTAGGGATCTATACAATGAATTAGGGGGAGGAAAATGATTTCCTTCCCCTTTTTATTTTAAAGTTCAATTTATTTCCTATATAGGAAAAAGCTATAGATTATAGAAGAAGGAATAAATAAAAATGCCAACCTGGAATCCTTATACATCCTTTGTACAACCAAATCTAGATGATACTATTTTCTTATCATCTGAACAAACATATTTAGCCGCAGGACCTCCTAGATTAGCAAATGTAGGTGGCTCTATTGCAGCAGCAAGTGTATTATCAGCAACGGGTGGAAAAGATACTACCTTCGCTATGCCTATGGGTCTTTTACAATCCTTTTCCTTAGGCCAATCTATGAATCTTATGCGCTTCTGGGAAATTGGATCAATGCGCTCCTATATGATTCCTGGAAAAGTAGTAGGATCAATTTCATTAGCAAGAGTTATGTACCATGGTCCATCCTTACTTCGTATTCTCTATGCCTATTACCAAGATCTTATTCCACCCACAATTATTCCAACAGTATTCCCCAATACAGTTAAACTAATTAATCCACACAATACTATCCTTCCACCTGGTTATGAAAATATATTCCTCAACTTAGCTTCCGATCTCTTTAGACAACCTATCGGCCTCCTTATGTATATGAGAGATACTAATGACCAAACCGTTGGAGCCATGTACTTTGAACAATGCTTTGTTCCTTCACATTCTATGGGATATGATGGACAAGGTATCGTAATTCAAGAACAAGCTTCTATTCAATATGAACGAGCTGTTCCAGTAGCAGTTAATGCATTAAAATTAGTAGATAGCTTAGCCAATCCACAATTAGTAGCCTTCTCACAAACCCCTTAATAGCTAAAAAAATATTAGAATACTACCTTAGCCTTCTTCTCCTCATCTACCTTAGGTTCAGGAGGAAAAGCATAAGGCCACAAGTATTCTATTACCTCATACACAGCCGTTGGTATCAGTAATATACCACCTATAAACATCGCTAATACATATCTAGCCATCCATTTAATATGATATGGTTTGTTTCCTATAGGGGCTCTACCATATTCAGGTTCTTGTATGAAAAATAAAAATGCAAGAAAACGTATACCAAGCGGTAGTAAAGCAAACATATAGTTATATTGGATTAAAGTAATCAGACTCGGCATCGCTTACTCCTCTAAAAGTTTATGTTTGTTTTCTTCTATATAATCAGCTATTTCTTCAAATGATACACCATGATCATTTTTATCCATTAATACCGACATAACCACATTACTTATTCCTACTTTTTCTCTAAAAGTTGGAGGTAGAGTTTCCTCCGAAGAAAGTCCACCATAATTAATCCTATATGGAGATGATCTACTCCATTTAAGATCATACTTATCTTTTAATACTTCGCATAAAACTCCTAAACAACAATAGCCATTATCTGTCTTTAGAGCATTCTTAACTTGATTATATTCTCCACCTTTCAAGGCGTTAATCCATATGTTTAGTTCGTTCTGTCTCATCTTTTTGTCCTTCTATATATATTAAACTTAATCCACCTTTGAAAAAGGTAGATTAAGCCTACTCCCTTTTACAGGAATATTGTTTCAATGCCCTTTGTATGGGCGGATAGAGAGGGTTATCTTGGAATCGAACCAAGAATCTCAAGAACCACAGAACTTGGGGTTATCCCGTGGTATCTCGTGCATTACCGATATGCTATAACCCAGAGGGAGCTTATTTGTATGCCTATACAAGCTCCCAAGTTTGATGCCCAACCCGTTTGTTAGCCTAAATTTGAATCTTCAATCCCTTACGTCTCCGAAGAGAACCCGCATTTCCATTATGCTACCCGACTATAATGCCCTCATACTTTCTCTTAAGCCTCTGAAGAAGAAGGCCGGAAGAACGCATGAGGGCGAGCAGTCAGGGCAGGATTTGAACCTGCATTTGGCGAATTGGTAATTCTGACGGTTTGTCAACAGTTTCTGGTTTAAACTGACCAGTTGTTGGTTTTATTACGGTCATCGGGTTTGGACATCGATTTTTAGCCTCCGTCAGAAGAAGCCTTAGTCTAGTACCCCACTAGGTACAATTGTTTAAGAGGATTTCTCCTCCCAGGTGGGGCGGTTTTAGTCTGATCCTAAACCTCAGTCTCGTCAGGAACGAGCCTTAGCCTTACTTCCAAATGTCACCCATCCTAGGGTTAGATAAGGAAGTTTGAGCCTGAGAGGTTTAATCTCAGTCTAACTGACATAATACTTATAACATTAATTTCATTATTTTTTCACTAATATCTAAAGAGCAATTTCTTGCTCCCTTTTTTGGGGGGTTTGCCCGATTCGGGCTACTGAGGGGTGAGCGGCAGCGACTCCAGCAGGTAGGTCATCAGATCCGTGCCGATGCTGGTATGGTTGACGCTCATGTCGTTGGCCAGGCTGCGCGCCGCCGCCACCCCCTCGATGAGCTGCTCCAGGCGGTGCAGCAAATCGCTCTGTTCCTTGGGGTGAAGCGCGCCGGACAGCGAGAACTTCTCGAAGATGCCGATGATGATCTCCCGGTCCACAGCCTGGATCTGCTGCGGGTGGTGCTCGGTAGCCGGTGCGACCGGGATGAACTCCTTCTGGGTCTTCTTGCTGGCGGTGTATTCCGTGGGGCTAGAATACGCCTTGTTGGGGAGTGACCAGACCCAGGTGACGGTCGGGTCTAGAGTAGGAAGCTTCTCCACCACCTCCTTGAGGCTTTTCAGCCTCTTCTCCAAGACCAAGAGAGCGCCCACCGGAAGGTCCTTGAGCAGGACCTTGCCATCCACCACCACGTCTGCCCGCGCGCTCGGGTTGGCCAACTCGACGGTCATGTCGAGGTCCAACATCTTGGCGAAGCAGCCGGTGAGCTTGGGAAGCAGATCCCGCACGAGGACCTGCACCTGCTTGTGCTCGTCGTAGATGTGGCTCGGAGCGCCTTCCACCGAGGGCTTGAACTTCTTGACCAGGCCCTCCATGAGGACCGGCGATTTGGTCGGACGCAGGATCCCGCTGATGGACCCGGGGAGCTTGTTGCTGGTTCCGGTACGAGCCGCGATGACCTGGAATAACTTTGACATTTGGTACTCCTTTTAGCCTTATAAAACGCTTAATTGCGCTTAATATGTTTATACCTAAAAAATATTAATAATTTATTCAAAAGGACTTTTGAATGTTTTCTCTGGTGTGAAATCATCAACAGTATTTAATGGGTGTTCTGTTGTACAAATCCCATTCCAACATTTGTGTGTATCTTTAAAACAACAATCATTAGATGTTGAACATGAATCACCTGGTGATCTGCAATTTCCTTTTATCTCCATATCTGGACATCCTACTAAACATATTCCTAAAACTATCAACATTAAGTATTTCATTAATAAAAAACATACATTATTTGATATAATAAATCTATGCCAATACTAACAATCATTACTTTATTTTCATTTAGTTTAACTATCTATCTTTTAAAAGAACGTTCTAATGCGCTTAATAGTATCCAAAATTTAAGTATTAAAGATGAAGAAATAAGGAATAGGGAAATAGATTTACGTGTTAATGAGCGTTTAAAGATAGAGGAGAAGAAAATAAGAGAAGAAGCTATTATGAATTCTAGAAGCACAATTAGGGGACAATCAGTTGAAAAGTTTATACCACTTCATGAATCATTTAAGGAGTATTGTCCATCAGATGCTAGATTTCTAGGAATGCCTGTTGATTATGTAATATTTAGTGGTGTATCAGATATATTAGATGGTAAGAAGAATGGATTAGTAAAGATAACATTTTTGGATGTAAAGACTGGAAAGGCAACATTAACAAAAGCACAGAAGAAGATTAAGGAAGCGGTTGAAGCGGGAAGGGTTGAATGGAAGACAATTCAGATAGCTAATGAAAATCCTAATATCGCACAAAATGTAGTTACACAAACCTATCCAAATACTGCCATATCTTATTCAGCATAAAACACACAATCAAGAAAGAAAAACCACCGACCGCATAAATGAAGAGAAGACAGGTCATAGTGATACCTCCATAGTTTTTTAACTATTTATCTTATCTCTTTCAGCTTTTTTTCTTCTTCTTGCTTCTCCTGATTTTCTTCCGAGTTCTCTCATTTGTTCAATTGACTTCATTTTCCCGCTTTTCCGAGCACATTCAATTGTGCTTGGAGATCCATCAAACTTACCCTTCCGGGTAAATATAGTTTCTCCCTTGGGCGTTTTTACTTCTCCATGCAAGATTAAGTCATATAATGATCGTCTAGTAATTCCAAGAATTCTAGCTGCTTCTGTTTTATTTCCATTTGTATAGGATAACACCCCTTGTACATATGCAGCTCTTAATGCTTTTGCGGTTATAAGAGCTTTAAAGGTTAGGGTTAAGATTGGTTTATCATCCATATATTTATTATTCCCTATTTCTTTCTTCCTTTGCGTTTAATTGATGATATGCTACTTTTATACTAAAGGTTTAGAATGGATAAATTACTCGCAACCGCAATTTTCGCTAGATGGAATGCTGGACTACCTGTATCAGAAACAAGTCTATATAAAGCCGCCTCCTTCTTCGATGAAGACCCAGAACTAACTCTAGTTGAGGCCAGATACTATACAACTCTTGATAACTACCTCAATCGAGGCGGCAAGATGACTACTTATGAAAAAATAGCTCTATCTTTAGCTAATGATAATGATCCCAACGAAATTATTAAAATTGCTTCCAATTACGATGTCCCCACTGAAGCCATTATCCTAAATTCATTAGCTAAAAATGAATATATCCCATACTTATTTAAACTAGCTCAAGTAGAACCAGGTACCCCCCAAGAAGGCGCCAATGTTGTTCAAGATCCCAATGCTAGACAACAAGCCATGGATCCTGCTGCTATACAACAATTAACTAATAATCCTGCTGCTTTAACAATGAAAGATTGGCAAGGACAAACCCTATATAGACCTTCTCCAACAGCTCCTGGCCAAATTCCTCCTGGATCACCTGAAGGAAATATAGATCAGTTAATGCAACAAGAGCAGAATAAAGATCAAATACAGGCACAGAAAGATCAAGTAGTTAAAGAACAGATGATGGCACAAACACAACAACAGCCACAACAAGGTTCTAAAGAACAAATACAACAAATATATAATCAGATGACTCCTGACGAAAAAGCACAACATGCTGTACCAGAAGCTAACCCCCAAGAACATCCAGAAATTGCTCAACATATTCAACAGGTTGAACAACAAGTAGGAACACCTATTACTGACCCAGCTCAAATTAAAAAAATATATGGCGAAATGCAAAAAGCTAAGAAAAAGGAAATAGATGAAGCTATAAAAATGCAATTCCAAAATCAGGCCGATGCATCCAGTGCTGGTCAATTTGGGCCAATACCTGATAGATTAAATGGTGGCGGTGGACAACCAAGTCCAGGCGGCGCTCCAGGTGGTCCCCCAAGTCCAGAAGCTCAACCAGCTCCAACGGGTGGACCTCCACCAGGACAGGGATCTCCAGCACCAATGGGTGGGGATAAACCAAAAGGAAAAACTACTTTAACTAAACAAGCTTCTGTTCTACAACAAGCTCTATTCCGTTTCTTTTCTGCACAATAGTTTGATTAATCCGGGATACATCTTTACATAAAAAATACTCAATATTTCTAATTAAACTATTAATTAGATCTAATTCTCGCATGCATACATATTCTTCATCCCATACTTGTAATATAGGTATGATATATTCTTTAGTCTCATCTATATAACTTTGCATCTTTTCATTTGAAAAAACACCAACCATAGTCATGAGATTATGTAATCTATCAGCCCCTTTAACTATAGATGTATATCTATTATCTTTAATCTTTCTGTAATAGTCTTTCATGTTAGTATTTGTTTTAGTTAGATTAACTACCATCTGACAAATATTTGAAGGAAAGGTATTAAATACTAACATTTTATAATTAGGATGATCTTCGATCAAATCGTGAAGTAATGCTATTGTAATTATTTCTTCATTACAACCTAAATCAATTAAAAAACTAGCTATCCAAATAGGGTGTTCATATTCTTTAGTGATCTTATCTTTTCTAAGACCATCATGAACTCCTATAACTAATGTAAGTGCAGTTATCGCATTTCTATAATTTTTAACATTCAACTTATTAAGTAACTCAGATACAGTTTTCATTTTCATTTCCTTTCATCAAAGTTATATACTAAAGAGAAACCACCTATTGTACTACAAGGTGGTTCCTCCCGAAGGTTTCTCATTTTCTAATCAGGCTATCAACCCAACTAGTACGCTCCAACTCAAGGCTGATCAGGACCTTTTTACTAGCTGAACCGGTAGAGAACTCAAACCTTCTAAATCTAGCAGCTTTTTTCGACCCGCCCAATTACCGGTGGCGGGTTACATCCTCGTCATAGGTCTTCGACCTATTTGTATCGACATATTCTATGCAGTCATGACTACATGAATATTCAAACGCTTATTGCTCCAAGGCGGCATCGCCCATAAACGTTGAGAGGATGGTAGCATGCACTAGAAGCTATAACTTATTCCTCGAACCTACTCAACAAGACTTCATCTCGTTTTTTGGTTGTCTTGGGAAGTTCGTCATGACCTCACTAGATCTAAATTAATTATATCAACTATTATTCCTTTTTTTCAGATAGCTAAAAAATGTCCCCCCGGTTGGAATTGAACCAACGACAACCCGCTTAAAAGGCGGATGCTCTATCCATCTGAGCTACGGGAGGAGGTTGACAATAGAAAATACCCAGGAGCTTCCCATGCCCTAAGGAACTATACCCAACACCACACGGGGAACTTAGTTTGTCCAGGTCCTAAGCGTTAGATGCTGAATACATTATTTCCTACTGTCAGTATAATTATCTCTTTTTATTAACAATTTTTTCAGCCTCTTTTAACGCTTTTTCGTATTTGGCTCTTTCCTCTTGCAAATCTTCATTAACTGGTTCCTGATACAACTTCGTATCAGATGTTACAAATATCGTATCTCCAAAATAATATCCACCCAACTCCCTTTGTATCTTTTCTCGCAACCTTAATACTGTATTTTCTCTCGTTTCAATAACCTCTCCCACATATGGCCGCCACAATAAAACTAATACAGGATTCGGTGCCCATCTAAACCTACCCTTTTCACATGTTTGCGGATGCGCAAAGATTGTATTAATTGTCATATTAGCTACCTGCAATGTATTAAACCACCCACTATCATCTCCCCCTAACAGTTCAATCGCAGTCCGATTAGTTATATAGGCTTTCTGAGCCTCTTTTAACGCTGAGATATGTGTTTGATGACCTAGACGACTTGTAATATAGAATCCAGCAATTCCTAATGTATCATATATTCTTCTACCTTCAGCAATAGTTTCTTTCTCTGTCTTCTTTAAATCACACTCCACCAATAGAACATGCTTCGGATATTTTGAAAATTCAAAAAGAGCTTTAATGCCCCCATCAAATCCTGTCCAGCCACTTGCGTTAACATACAGAACATTTTCTGTATTCGCAAATGGGCAAATCGTTTTCTTTTCTCCCTTTCCACGAATAAAATCTATTAGCTTTTCCTTGCTCATATATGATTTATACCAAATATTTAAAAAAAATACCCCATGTGGGAATCGAACCCACCTACCCTAAATTAGTCCAGGAAAACGCGATTCCCTGCATGGCGATTACTGCTTAACCCTGAGGGAATTTCACCCGACAGGCATGACCCGGTTCTACCGCAACCTAGACTAAACCATCTTCATGTGGGCACTTCGTTTACGTTTTTTGAAGGGCATTTCCGCTCTGCCAATGGGGTATATACACTACCCTAACATATTCATAAACAGTTCCCCTTGACCTATCGCATCATCCAATGCAATGTGTGTGTGTTTAGTTGGTCCAAACCAATGTTTGGGCATACTTCTTTTTGTAGTCTTTCTAAAATCAGATCCTAATTTAGCCATTGCATATGATTTAATATCAATCGCAGAAAACCCAAAAGGAGAAAACCCTGCGAACTTTATCAAATACCAATATATAAACGTAAAGTCAAATCCTGCTGGATAACCCACAAATACAGGCTTACCAGGCAAACCATTTAACCAATTCATATATTCAACCATTGCTATATTAGGAGAAATAGTATTAACACGATGTGCATCCCAAGCTTCTTTATTTTGACTCCACCATAGCATTGTATCCATATCCTGCTTAGCTCCAGGTAAGCATTCTAAGTTTTTATAAAAAGTAGCTATTGGAGTTCTTGCTCCTCTTGAAATAGCCGCGGATCCTAAATTACTACTTCGTACAAAAGCAGCAGAACCAAAACTTAACATAGAATACTCACCGGGAATCGGACCATCCGTTTCAATGTCTGTACTAACGTAAATTTCTTCCATTTATATTACCTCGTACTTAATTTATACCTAACTTTATAAACTTATTTCATCCAACCTACCCTGCTCATTCTTATCTAAATGAAAGTTTAAAAACGCAGGTGCCCTCAATGCCTTTGTTCTATCATACTTATGCTGCGATCCAACCGTAGCTACCATCCCTATATACTTATGCGGATTACTATGCATATCACCCCTTAATCTATCATCAAATCCAGTTCCTACTTCACCAACAATCGGTCCATCCAGTTCATGCGAATATACAAACCCACCAACCCCCTTATCAGTTAATCTACCTTTACCTGGGAAAAATCCCCTAATATAAACATCATGCTCATCTATAAACTTAGCCTTTAACGCGGGTTTAGATTCATGTAAATGCCATAACACAACACCTTCTTTAGTTTCGGGTAATTTACCTTGTTTAATATCTTCTAACATCTTCTCCTTATCCTCCCTATTTAATGCAATCTTAGGCAGTTGAAATGTATCAGGTAAAGTATTATTAACATGAACTAATGCTTTAATCTTTTCACTATATGGAGCATCTTTCATATCCTTTCCTCTATATCTAACTACATCATAAATAATAGGTACTAGTTCTCCATGTTCTTCTTGCTTCTCCCTAGATTTCCAAACATTAGAATTTAATAAACCACCTAATACATTATGAGGAGTAGCTTCTTCCGTTTCTGGATGCATTGCATATAAACCACCCCTTAATATTGTATCCTCTAATTCCTTAGGAGTTTTTTTGTTAACTAATGCTGGAACCTTATGTGTATGTTCTATTAATCCACTAGGCGTCCTTTTAGCCTCCCGATATGATATAGATCGTATTTGCTCCCCCTTCTTAAGTAGTACAAACAAATTATGCGCATCATCAATCTTCGCACTCATTAAATATTCATCCCCATAATTCATTACTTCATCTACCTTTATATCCTTATATTTAGGCTTCTCATTTAAATCTATATCCTTAATTAAATCTTCCTTCCTCTTCGTTCTATTCATTAACTTCCATACCTTCCCACCCATCTTATGTATCGTATATTCCTCTGGTCCATACCCTTTATAAACATTAAAACTAATATGTCCAGGTTTTGATTTAATAACTTCTACCTTATCTCTATCTTTTAATTTAACATTTCCAGCACCATATGAACCTTTAGGGATAGTTCCCTCCCAATCCATGTATCTAGTTGTATGTGTAGGTTGTTCAATAATCATAGTGGATTCACCAGGTGCTGGTAGTTTAGGTAACATAGCCCATGAATAGGCGTGTCCAGTATCTTTATCACCTAAACGTAGATCATAGTGTTCACCACGTTTATCAGCCATGTGGTGATGAATACCATATTCCCATTTAGTAGGGGTGTTGATATGTGGTAGTTCGTGATATTTGGATTTATCAGGAATTCCAGGAGCGAATTCTTTTGTCATATAACTAGACTAATGAATTTATGAATTGTAGACAACTGATAGCTAATAAAATATTATCTTTCGTCCTCTTTTTAAATCCCTGTCCTTATCACCGGCAAGCCCGGGAATTTTCCCGTCATGGTATAGATAGGAATACGCTTCGAATTATATTCGATAGTCGTTAAACTATGCCAATTCTCATATAAAAGAACTGCAACACATTCCGAACCAACCTTACTTAAGACAGATAACACACGTTTAAATGTCTTCTGCGATTCAATCAAGTCATCAATAAAAACATACTTAACATTAAAAACAGCACCCAAAGCCGATGTGCTTTTATTATGCTCAATCTCCTTTCTAACAATACCCATCGGAATTCCTAATTTAAAGGATAGGGCTCCAACTAATGGACTGCCACTGTGTCCGATGCCGATTATAGAATCAAATTCTGTTGTTCTTTTTAAACGTTTCAAGTCATATGACATACGGCTTACAACGGTTTTCAGCTCCTCGGGTTGATATAACACCTGATTGTGGAGAACTAGATTATAATTTTGTTTAGATAGAGGTTTGGGCATAAAAAGCTTATACCAAGCTTTTATTTCAATTTTTCTTTTGTTACTTCTAAAATTAAATCAAGTAGATGTTCTACAAACTTAGATAAACTAACAACTTTTCCACTCTCTGCTGTTACTATCTGTTTTAACTTTCTTAATTTCATCTCCTTTTCAGAACCCATATTTAATGTAATGGACATGTCTCCTCCTTCTCCTCCTTTGTTTCTGATGCAATAAATGCAAATGATATTGATACAATTAACCAGATCAAAGATACTAGTATCAAACTATGTTTAACAAACACTGAAAGTGTTGCTGTTATCGCAAATAAATATAAATTTATAATCGCATGTTTTATATAAAAACGTTTATTGAACTTAACTATGTTGGCCATTTTTCTCCTTCATCTTTTTTACAAAGTCTGTAAAGCCATTAAAGACAATAGGATTAGCTAAATTATAGATAGGAATTTCATATCTATCAGCTAATACCAATGCCGTTCTAGTTCCACCTATCGCTTCACAATTAGGTGTCCAACATATTACTTGATGTGATGGTATATTTAAATCCTTACCTAATATTTGATATATATTTCTTGTATGTAGTTTCCAAGCACCTTGTGTTAGTGCCTGGGTTTTAGGATGTATACTACACATTATATCCGTTGCTTCCATCCAATTAGGTAAATCAGATGCAATAATACCTTCCCTATTATTGAACCCCTTCCACGGTAAGTAGATTTCTTTTAAACTATTAACCCCATTATTTTTATGGGCTTTATCGCATCCTGCTTCGAATGCCTTATCAGCACCATCTGCGCCACCAGAACGAAGTGTACTACCTAAAAAAATATAATAGATATAAGCAATATCAGACATTAAATTGAGAACTTTATCAGGAGTCTTTCTGCTCCCGATACCGGTGTAATAGGTCATTGATTTCCCCATTCTTTATCTTTGTCAAAATTACAATCAATGCTTCTTCAGCAGTCTCATACTGATCTAGGTATGTGCGTTCATACAATTGCTCTATAACACTTAATTCATACCCAGTAAAATAGTTTAATAGAAAGGTGCATACAATGTGTCTAGGCATTGTAAAATAGAATTCGTATGGAGTCGGTAATTTAGAATCTGTATCTATTTTAGCTTGACCACATAATAAAGCGCCTAATGCACAAACCGCACATTGCTTTCCTTCAATATTAGTACGCAATGTATTAATGTCACTAACCGTAAAAGGATCAATAGATTTAGCATTAAGATACAGTTGTCGAGTCGGGTGTATCTCCTTCAGTTGAACTTGTATCAGCGCTTCTTGAGCTATCATCTCTTTTGTTATCTGGCTCATCTTTGACCTTTATAGTTTCAGGTTTGAACTCACCGTTATTTTCAATAATATTATTTAAGATACAAATAAGTCTTTCTTTCACATCAAGTGTCATTAAATATTCAGCTACTTCTGTTTTCTTAGGAGTATAATCTTCCCTGCTATTCAGTTCATTAATCCATCCCTCATACATTTGTTCAATTAATGATAATTCCTCAGCAGAAAAATACTCCCTAAGGTATCTAATAATTTCACTTCGACTAAATGAACACCATTTTGATACTACATTACTTTCATTCTTTATTCTAAACTCTGGCCCTTCAGAATTTGTTACTAATGATATAAACAAACTCCCCAATGCACACACACGACAATTCGTTTGATCAAATATCTCACTAAACTTATATTCCCTCATATTTGGATTAAACCTTAACTCAACAGCTACATAATACCCATGGTTTGCATTAATCTTGTTACTATTAAGTAATTTCAATGCATCTTTAGCTATATCAACTTTGTTCATTTTTTTCTTCCTTTAACAACTTGATTATTTCAACAGCTAGCTCAGGAACTACTGAAGGAAGTCCTACTATTTCCTTATACTCTTGGCCACATCTAGTTAATAACTTCTTAATCTCCTTATCCAATTCTAATGATTGTTCTTCAGTGTGGTATCTACCTTTAGGATGATAAGGTTTCATTCTCTTTACAAAATAGTTCAAATTCCATAAAGAGTTATTTATTGTTTCAACATATTCACTAAACTGATGATTAAATTGCCCAGCATAATAAAGAACAGAGTTTAATAAAGGTGCATCAGTAATAATCACATCTACCTTATCTTTTAAGATATGCATTCTATGGAGTTGTGTACCAAAAACATAGGTTTGATTTTCTAGTATCTTATAACTCTCTTCCCAAACTATGTCTTTAGCGTATTCACGAACTAATTCGCATTCTATATTTTCCCACTTTAAAAGAGCAAATAAATGGGCTGCAATTGTAGATTTACCAGCGCCGGGTCCTGCGAACAGATTCACAATCAAAGTAGACATTCAGAATTCTTTCTAGTTAGGGTTTGAATTCGCCATCATTGGCGATTATGTTTTCCATAATAGCTACTAATCTATCTTTAGGTGTTTTGTGCTGTTGACCAAAATTATAAGCTTGTACTCTTCCTTCATCATCACTTCGTACTTGAAATAATCCTACTCCTAATTCAAATGCAATCTCAATCAATATAAGTTGATCATGACTAAACACTGTTGTTAACTTCTTTTCAATTCCATGTATATCTAGAGTTATATACGCATATCCTTCGACTTCCATATACTCTGTATCAACTAAAGTTCTCACAGGAATATGATTATATAAATTCGCATATGCCAGAAATAAACTACCTAAAGCACAAGCTGAACAAGATCTATCCTTCACATAATCTCTGAATTCTAAATCTAAATCTTCAGGCTTTACTTTACCATAGATAGACAACCAAGCACTTTGCTTTGGTACGTAGCGACTAATGTGCTCAAGAACGTCTTTTGCTAGTTCGATAGCCTGGGCATTCATAGGTGATACCTCCTATAAATTTTATACCAAACATATTAGAGATTTGTTATATAACTAACAAAAAACAAAATAGTTCCAGTTATTTAAGGCTTGAACTCACCCCCGTTATTAATGATGTTTTCCATAATGGCTTTTAATCTGCTTTTACTATCTTTAAGCCCAAGCCCAAAACGGTGGGCTGCCCATTCCTTTTGAGAGGTTGGTCTGAAACGTCCTTGTCCTAATTCAAATGCAATCTCAATTAATACAAGTTGTTCTATACTAAACACAGTTTCTAATCTACATTGAATACGTTCAAAATCAATATATAATCCAGCAGACTCATATGTTTCAAAATCATGCATAAAAACCAAAGTTCTAACGGGCATATGATTAACCACATTTGCATATGCTAGAAACAGATTTCCTAAAGCACAAGCTTGACATTCCTTATCTCTTATATAGTCTCTAAACTCTAAATCTAACTCCTCCTCGAAAACTAGATTATTCGATATGTGAACCCATTTACCTCTTTTAGGTTTTGTAACCTCTAGTCGCTCTAGAACGTCTTTTGCAAGGGAGATAATGATTTCAGCGTTGTTCATAAGAACCTCCTAGAATATTTATACCAAGCTTTATTAAATATTTAATAAAACAAAAACAAAATAACTTTAATTACCCCAACTTCTCAACTAAGAACTTTTCTAAATATTCATTCACTACTTCATCCAATGACCTCTTTTTCGTATTAGCAATAGCCGCCAATAGAATATAATTGTTCTCAGTCAATTGCGCCGTCCTTGACGGCCCAGATCCTTCTACCGCTTTTAACTGAGTTATTGTTGCATTTTCTAAAACTAACTTAATAGTGGACTCTGCCCTTCTATACTTCTTAACGAGTCCATTAATAGAGAATCCATTTACTCTGTCTTTTATTATGTTTTCTTTTTCTGCTTTGGATAGAAGCTTCGTATTAGGTGAGCGTTTGGCCATAAGATTACTCTCCTTTAGACAATAATCTTATACCGCTTTTATATTAAAATTACAGTTCCATCCATTCCACAATTAAAACAAAAGAAACTCTTATAACTAGGATCCTCCCCCCTTAACTCTTCTAATTTCTTCTCTACTATCTTTTCATGCTCAGGTGAACGTAATCTATAATTAACCCTATTCCTAGTTTCATCCCATAAAAGTAGATCTAATGTTCCATCTGCTATTGAAGGCATATATGTTAAATCATCTATCTCTATACCAACAAAATCATAATCATTACACGCAGTACATTTAAATGTTCTCATGATTACTCCTGTATCTCTATCGTATCATCACCACATTGTACACAATACAAACCTAATGTATTCAACTCCTTTTGTTGTTTCCTTATATACACATCCACCTTATCTTCAAATGCATTATTTTTAGAATAATATGTAGATCTATTCATAGGCTCATCATCTAGATCTAGTTGAAACTTTCCTTCAGTATCAAATCTAATATAGAAAAACACATTATCAATATCTACCTTAATCCATAAATCATTATTACATTTTTTACATATTAATCTAGACATCCTCTTCATCTACAAATTCTATCGTTGTTTTCCCCTCATGACCATGTATGCCCAATAGAACCTTATCATTATCATATATACCTATACTACTTTTAGTAGATAACCATTTGATAACACAAGTCCCATCGGTAAATTCAATACCTTCTGCAACTCTACCTGTTCCACTAACCCCGCTAACATCTTCAGAACGTTTTACATAAAATCTTCTCATCTTGTTTCTCCTTTAAAATTATCAAGTAATCTATGATATAACATATTTATGGAAAACAAACATCCCCTTCTATCAATCTTTTTAGCTTTAATATTCATTCCTACTTTGTTATTTATAGACTCATATGTCCTATCCCATCTATGGAATTGGTTCATTCAGCCACTTACCCACATTACAATTAATAGAGTTCAAGCAATTGGTATCGGTTTAATTGGAGCTAATCTAACCTATCAATGGATTCCTAAACCTGATGAACTAACTAAAAAGCAAACCATTTCTGTATTTTGTTGGGCCTTTCTATTTCCTCTATATCTCCTATTTTTAGGAAAAATCATAATCACCTTCTTCTAGGCGGAAACACATATATATCACTCTTAAGTTCAGTTAGTCTTCTTTGTATTAATTCAAATACATCACTCCATATTAATCCACCTAAACCGCATCCTAATGCTGGTATAGCTATACTCTTTATATCTTTTTTTAGCATATAGATATATAAGTTCTCTAATCCTACTATTATGTAATCTAGTTGGGATTTATCCTTCCAATGATCTTTTGTATAAAATGAAAATATATACTTTAAAATATGATTAGGAGTTCTTTCGATTGGATCAATGATATGTAGTCTACAAGATCCTGGAAGAATAATTTCTGTTTTACAAGAATGTTTGTAATCATTGGTGTATTTAGGGAAACGTTTAGAAAACTCTTTTGCTAATCCAGCCCCTGGAACACCTATTGTATTAACAGGATTTATTATTGCTTCCACATATACATCAAAAAATAGATCACTATCTTCAACTACTTTTATCATCCTTTTCCCTCTTTATGTTTACATTTACATGAAATGTGGGTTGTATTTCTTTTTTTCTCATATATTGGTATTAACTGTTAAATTTAATTGAGGAGTGACATTCAATGGACACCTGGTTTGTTCCATTTACAAAAGAGATCGGGTTACCAGCAATGGTAGCCATTACATTTATTTGGTACTTTGTTCGTGTATTCTTTCCTGAACAAAAAGATATGATGTTAAGTGCTATTAATTCAAGTGTTGAAACAGTTAAAACATTAGGTGTTCAACATGAGCAAAATTTAATTAGACTACAAGAGTTTAATGAAAAGATGCTAAGAGAGGTTATTGCTCATAATCTTCATGTTCATGATGTTTTAAATAAGCGTATTGATGGAGTTGTATCAGAGATTATAGAATTTAAAGAAGAGATTTCAAGAAGATTAGAGTTTAGAAAACCCTAATCTATTTCTATACCAAATCCCATAAATACCACTACATATCGGAATAGAAAAAGGAATAATTAAAATAAGTATTCCTAATGGGATTATTATGAGTTTTTTATGAAATGTTAATTGTTTAATTCGATTCAGTAGTTCCATACAAGATTTATAACAAAGAAAAGTGAAATCTTTTAGCTAAAAAATAAAGGAGAGGAAACTAGTGCTTATCAAATAGTGACATAAAATAACCACTATCCTCTTCATACAAATCTAAATCCTCTTCCTCCTCCTCATCCTTATCCTCCCTCTCCTTTTCTAACTCTTCAAGACTTTTGCTCTCCACAAAATTCATCGCGTCTCTGGTCATTTAATTCCTTTACCCAACTAGCATTCTTATAATCATCATAATAATACTCAGGAAAGAGCTGTTTAAGAAATCTCACTAACCCTACAAACCCCTTTTTAGTACTGAACGTTACTCTTTCCACAGTTCACCTCCAATTTTATTATATCATCGTTTTACTCTT